ATACCTAATTTTGTTAAACCTTTATCAGCGACTTTAGATATACCTCTAAATAATTGTGGTATACCTGTTCTCTCACTAGCTAAAACTTTTGTCATACCAGTAAGTGCAGGGTCAACCACATTAGATAGTATTACACCAGAGCCTGTGGATAAAGTTTTTACAGAAGGACCTACTAATTTAAGTGCACCTAAAAATGCTGTGCCCTCTGTACCAAATTTTAATTTGTTTCTTAATACAGCAGCTGCATATTCTTGAGGATTTGTAATACCTTCTAAACTTTCAAGTTTAGTGTTAGCTAAAGCTCTTTCTAAAAAATTACCACTCTCATCTCCAAATATTTCTCCAACAGATTTTTGTCCTGTGGCAGATACAGTTGTATCAGCTGCAAATGCAGGCAATACCCAATAACCACCATACTTTGCAAGATTAACTCCGTAGTTAGCTGCTTTGTTTGTGGCTGCAACAGCCGCAGCTTTTTGTGCAAGTTTTGTTTTAGCTACATTACCAAATAATTTTTTTGCTATCTTCTGTGCAACAGCAAACCCTGTACCATATTGTGTTAGTAGTGAGGTAAATTTTGCAACACCACCTGCATCTTCACCATAGATATCGTCAAGAGACATTTCAGGTAGAGCTTTTTGCACATTGTCTAATGTTTCTGTATCAAGATATAGATCTGATAATGCAGATATTGTTTCTGCTGTACCTCTTACTGCTGTGTATAGACCTTGACCCGGACCGATAACTGCCTGAGTAAGTTTAGACTCCATAACTTTCTGTCGTGCCTTATCACCAGCCTCGTCTTTTCTGTATAAAGCATCGTATGAACCCTTACCTAAAAAATTAAAATCTGCAAATCTACCAAGATCTTTTTTGTCTGCTATGTCTGTAAAATTTTTACTGTCTTTAAAATATTCTGAGTAACCTTCTTTCTTATATTCATCTAAAAATTGTATTACAGGTGTAGGATCGTTTCTAAATATATTTAAATATCTATCTACATCAGCTTGCACTTCACCTGGTAATTCTAATACAAAATCACTGTAAGCATCATCTAATACTGCAGAAGGTTTGTTAGCGTCCTCTCTTGCTTCGATACCTGGTCCGTATATTCCTACTGCTAGTTTCTCTAAAAATGTTCTATCTAATGGATCTTTGTCCAAAGCTCCTTGTAAGAAAGGTCGTATCTGTGGTTTTTTACTCTCGTCCATTGGCCTCCTTATACGGTAGACACATCAATGTTCATTGAGACACCATACTTCTGGTTAAATGATGATACGTCTTCTTGATTTTTAATACTTGCAAAGTCTGCAAAAGCTTCTTTATTATATGCAATTAATTTTACAACATCGTCTGGTATTTCTTGTGGTAATCTAGCTCTTAACATAGCATATGCGTCGTTGCCTTGACCTTGTGTTTCCATAGCCATATCTTTTCTTTCAACAGCCATAGGGTTTGCCATTGGTTGTTCACCCATTTCAGGTGTACCCATAGCTCTGTTGACTCTACCACCCTCTGCAAAATTTACATTTAAAAATTGATTTGTTAAAAATTCTACTTGTGCTTCATATTTATCACCTTTAAGTGGTAGATCACCTTCGCTTATACGTTCTTTGTTTTGTCTTTCAATTTCTAACACAGCTAATTGTCTAGCTTTACTAGGACTTAAATCTCCTAAAATTGTCCTTAAGTCAAAATATTGTTGTTTAACACCAGCTGGCATTTTATCTACAGAACCATACTCTGTTAATAATTCTCTTGAATCTTCTCCAGCTTTTAATTTTAATTGTGTTGCGGTTTGAACTAATGCTCTTTGTTCATCTATATCTAATTTTTTAACGGCCATCTGACCTTTTATAAATTTATCTAAACCTTTGCCTTGTAATTCTTTTTCTCTAAGGTCTACTTTTTTAAGACCTGTTAGACCACTTATAGCTTGTTGAGTTGTCATTGGGTCTTGAAAGAAATCTACAACACCTTTTAATCCACCTCTTTCTATGTTTGGTAATACGTTTGTTGCAAGATTACCAAGAGTTTGTAATTTAACAATATCTCTTAAATCTTGTAAACCTTGCATAGATTTATCATAGCCAGCTGTTTGTAATCCGATTAAATCTCTTAAATCCATACCTTTAAGTTCATCTACAGTTTTGTTAGTTCCAAACGCACCATTAGAATAATTTACTCTTTCATCTAAACCTGATGTAATACCTGTGCCTTGCGAGGCAGCTTTGCCTCCCATCTTAAACATAGGTCTTTGCATAACTTTATAATTCATATCTATCCAAATAGTTTACCTAAACTAAATGCTCCTATTCCTGCTTGTAGTGCTCCTGCTAGTGGACTTTGTTGAGGTGCTGCCGGTCCAGTCATAGTTTGCACTGATCCAAGTCCTCCACCTACTCCTGTTAATCCCTGACCAAATCTTGCAAGTCTTTCAATCGGTTCAAATGCTGCCATTCTATTTGCACCTTGTTGTGCGTCCTGCACAGCTTGTCTGTAAGCTAGATCACCTTGTCCTAAACCTTGTGCCATACCTATTGCACCAGCTGCTAGTTGTGGTTGTGTTGTTGCAAAACCAAGTTGTTGATTAGCAAGTCCTGATTGTAATCCTGCTAATTGTCCTTGTTGTGCAAATGCTTGTGCAGCTAGTTGGTTAGCCTGTGTGAATCCTGCTTGATTTAATTGTGCTTGTAATAACGCTCTGTCCATATCAGATTTTCTATCATACTCTGCAAGTTGAACACCTGTTCTACCAGCACCTAACGCACCTAATTTAGCAGCAGTATCACTAATACCTTGTCTTCTAGCCTGTGCTTGTTCATCAAACTGTGCGAGTGTAGCATCTCTAACTGCTGCTTGATACGGTGATTCAAAAGCTTGAAATGCAGTGGGACCTGTTCTAGTAGCTGCTGCCTGAATCATTGGTGATACACCACCTAAAGTTGTTTGTGCATCTGTTAAAAATGGTTGAAATCCTGCAACACCTGTACCTTGAACACCCGATACTGCTCCTGTTGTAGGATCAAATTGTAATGTGCCAAGACCAGCCTGTGTTGCTGCTTGTTGTTGTGCTTGTTGTTGTAATGCTCCAAGTCCAACCACTGATGGCGCAAACTTAGATGTATCTAGTGCTTGACCAGCTTGTGCAGTAGCACCTTCTAAAAATCTTTCTATGCCAGGTCTTAAATATTCTGGCGCTTGTGTTATGGTTGTTTGTGTAACTTGTTCAGCCATTATGCAGTCATTCCTTTCGCTTCAGGTTTTGCTTCTAGTTGTTTCATTGCTTGATACATTTTTTTAGCACCTTGGTTAACACTACCACCACCCGCTGCTCTCACAGCATCGGCAGTAAATACAAATTCGTTTTTGCTTAATCTAGCAGGCACGTCATCGGCTTTTTCTTTTGCACCGTATGGCATGAAGCCTCCTGTATACCTCATATCCGCCTCGATTGGAAGCCCTCCTAGACCACTTTCTTCAGCCGTAGGCTTTGTTCCAAGAGCCAAGTTTGCTCGGCCACCTTCTTTTGCCATCATAATACCTTCTCTGTCTTTAGATGCTAATCCTCTAAAATAATCTTCTAACATATCCATGTATTCTTGGGTTCCTCTTTTTTCTATCATTTCAGGAAAGACTCTTTCAAATTCTTCCATGTAATCTTTTAAATCAAACTCAGCCATTTTCATATCACCTAATGGTTTAATTGGTTTTGGTCCAAAAGGATTTATTGGTTTTGTTGGATCTTCTGGTAATACTGGTTTGTCATCATCACTACCTTTTGCATAATTAGTTCTCATTATGCCACCATCTGCTGAATTTAATCTAAATCGTTCTGGTACGTCAAATATTCCTTGTGGTAATGATGAAAATAATTGATAACCTCTGTCATAATCATCAGAGTTTCCTGTAGCTTGTGCTAATGCCGTCCCTGCTTCTTCTGGTGTTTTTGAATTTTGTATTAATGATAATACTCCAACACCTAAACCAGCTACTTTAGCTGGACTAAATGTGCCTTTGTCTCCTTCTAATAATAAACTACCTAATTTACTCTGATCTCTAAAATCTCTAAATTGGTCTACAATTCCTTTGTCTCCACCAAATTGAAACATTTTACCACCTGATCCTAATATACCCTCTGTTGCTTCTGACATACCAGGAAAATCACCTAAAGGAACTGATTTTTTACCAACTAAAACCTCACCGATACTTTTACCGCCTGTAAAAGGTGCGTTTATAGCACCAAGTCTTTGACCTACGGTTTGACCAGTGCTAGTTTCTATTTTTCCAATAGTGGGTGCAAGAGTCAACGCTAGATCTATAGGACTAATTCTACCCGTCTGTTTTGCTGTACCTAATAGGTATGCTGCCTCTCTATATCCTGCTGGCAAGAAAGGTGCAGCGACTCTCATAATACCTGCTACCTCTTTTGGTACTATTTTCTTAGCTACCTTTGTAAAAGGTTTGGTGACTTTACCTACAGCTTTTTTAACAAAACTGCCGAGTCCGTATAGTTGTCTGGGTTGTTGCATTCTAGATATGGCCATCGTACTATCTTATTTTGTTTTGCTTAAAAAATCAAGGCTAGGCATCACCACAGTAACATCTCTTCTAATATCATCAGGAGATATACCTTTTGCTTTCCACTCAGAATCGTCCTTATATTCCTCGCCTGTTTTCTTATTACTTATCTTTTCTATTATTTTTTGTGGTTTTAGTTCTAACATTATGTTGTTACCTCTCTTGGCTGTATTTCTAATATAGAGGCTATAACGTGCAGCTCGTTCGCGTCAGCAGCCTGTACTTTTAATGCTTCACCCTCCTCCATTACAAGAGGTTGAGTTAAAAGTTCTGTTGTTGCTTTAGATGCTATAGTTTTATCTTTAAATAAATTAAATATAGCATCACTAGCATTTACTAAAGTTATGGTTATCGTGCTCCCTGATCCGGCGTCCTCGGATACTAACAATGATTTAACTACAGCTGTTTTTGCTGTTGGCACGGTATATAATGTGGTTAGATCTGTTGTAGTTAAATCTACTTTTTTATTTATAAAACTATTAGCCATTAATTTAAAAAGAAGTTTTGAGCTTCTACCTCGTCTTTTAATTCTTGTTGATATGTAGTATTTAATTTTTCTACTATGCCATCTAAGTCTCTAGCTTGAGCTTCTGCTACGGTATAATCATACTCTAGTGCCGGTCTGGTTATAATCTGTACTATTTTTGCCATTAGAAACTACCCATATCTTTAGCTGTACCACTACCACCCATAAAGTCTTTATCTTGTCCAAAACTAGATTGATAACCACCTCTTCCAGCAGCTCTATTTTCTTGAGCCATACGTCTTGTAGCATTTACTCTAGCTTGTTCTTCTTTTCTTTTTAATTCTTCCAACTGTTTTCTTCTTTCAATTAATTTCTTAGATAATTCTAGACCTTTAACTTTTTTCTTTTGTTCTGTTTTTAATATAGTTGCAAGTCTCTTATCTATTGCTGTTGTCAAACCTTGATTGCCAAACATAGACACTGGATTGTACCCTTTCATAATACCACTTTGAATACGACCTATACTATCTAATCCAGTTTCGTTTTCATAAAAATCTTTTAATAATTTTTGTTCTGGAGTTAATTGCATTTTACCTAGTGCACTACCAATAAAACTACCCACAGGTCCACCAATTACACTACCTATTCCTCTGAGCATTAAATCCTTACCAGAGCCAAACATGTTTACTCCCTTGTCTTTTACATTTGTTAACAAATTTGCTAAATCAAAACGTGGTTTAGATGTCTGTGAAAATTCATCTATCATTGCTGCTGTGTTAAGTCCTGCATCATCCAAAGCTAATGAACCTATTCTATTTAATTCTTTTCTATTTTTTCTGTCCTCTATTATAGCTTCTATATCATCTAATTCAGGTGCATAAGCTGGACTAATAATAGCGTCACCAATTGTTTTTGCAAAACTTTTACCATAATCTGTTAATTTATCTCCTAGTCCTAAAGTTGCTCCATATGTTCTGCCTAACAAACTATCAATTGGATTTTCTGCAGCAATTGATTTACCTATGTCTGCAAACGTAGGTGCATTTGGAACTACATCATAATCTAAAATTCCTGTATCTGGTTCAAAACCTTCAAACGCTCTTCCTATTCCTTGAATAGTATCATAAGGCAAACTCATAGTTGCAGCTAAAGCAGGAGCATAAGGATTAAAAGGTTGGTTTTTAACAAGATCTCTAGTTGCATCAATATTATAACTCATTTGATTAGGAGTATTAGTCTTTATATTTTCAAAATTTCCTATAGGAAATGCTTTTGATGCTATTGTATCTAATATACTCATTATCGTCTACCGTCCGGTTGTATATCTAACCTAAAAGTTCCTAGTTTCCAACTCTGATCAACTGCTGTATTTTCTATTTTTAATGAAATTGCTCTAGCTCTTGCTCGTGTATCAACTTTAGTCGTAGATGAAGTAATATCAAATGGTCCAAGAGGTGAACTTGCTTGTGTGCTGTTTGGATAATTTTTTAATTGTAACGTAACCCTAGTTGTTCCTGTTTGTGATATAAAGTCTGGTATAAATCTTCTTATCTTCATCAAGAATTCTCCGTCCCCTCTAAGATCTGCTATGCCGGTTGATTGACCACCTAGCCCTCTTCTTTGACTTATATCAAAATCTCCAGAAGATATGTTTGATAACACTGCTGTTATAGTTCCATTTTTATTTTGATCTGTTCCTGTTTCATGTTCATAATATGCAGTTCTACCTTCTGTGTTACCTACAACGTCAAAAGATGAATCATTACCTGCAGTGTATTCTAATGCATGTGGTGTTCCAAAAACTGCAGAGTCTCTCCACATGGTTCTGGATAATGTTCCTACTGTCCATACTGGTCTAGCTCTTGATGAGTCAAAATAATTATAAGCAACCATTTTATTAACTACATCTGATGTAGAAGAAGGATAAAACCACATTATTTCTCCAAACAAATTATTTAAACCAGCAGACACCATTTGATTACCTGATGCTAGGTTTATGTCATCGTAAACGTGATCTTCTACTAAACAGGGTAGTGATTCTAGTTTACCACCATATCTAAAAAATCCATTCTCAGACATCCAATATGCAGCACCATCAACCTCTACACATGCATTCTGTCCAACAAGACCGCAGTTAGTTCCTACTTGTGAAAAAGCAAAAGTAAATGGTTGACCAACAAAACGTTGTGTAAACAAAGAAGTGTCAGTCCAAATATAAATTGCATCACGACCTCTTATCGCTCCTCTGATCTGTGATCCGTCGGCCAGTCTCTGTGTACCAGCGGTATTGGTTGCTGTGGGTGTATATGTGTTTATATCCTCTTGGTCAGAGAATCTTATAAACATATCATCTTGTGTAGCTGTATTTCCAATAGTTGTTTCTGTTCCAAAGAATACTAAGTGACGATCTGGTGTTGATACAACCATGTGTCTAGATGCAGTTGGTGCACCAGATATAATAGATGCTCTAGTTTCTGTAGCATTACCTAAACTAGAATCCCAAGAAAAAACAGGACCATCATGAATTAAACAAATGGCTTTGTCACCAAAATTATCTAATGACCACATACCTGGGTCTAAAGCTAAACCTTCTTGTGTTTGTTCATTCCACGCACTATAATCTGTACCATTTGTAACAGTAGCCCCATCGCTGTGAGACGCAGCAGAGGTTCCTCTAGCACCTCGTGTTACACCTGTTAAGGTGTTGCCACTTATACCTGTGTACTGTATCATTTCTGTTCCAATTAAAACGAAGCTAGTTCCTGTAGATGGAAACTGCACAGCGCTTGTTAAAACTATGGTCGTTGTGCTTGCATCTATAGCTCCATTTAAAGTAGTTGTGACAGCTCCTGTATCCTCACCTCCATAAGAACCTAAACCCCAACCATAACCTTTTTCTTGAACAGGTGTGCCTACTGGATAGTAATGTTGCACTCTAATACCACCTGATGTTGTTGCACCAGATCCTGTTTCATTAGACGACATTGTAATTGTTAAAGTTGTTCCTGTCGGAACAGAGGTTACCATAAATTTTTTATCGTTAAAATCAGAAGCTCCAAAATTAGAATCTGTTATAGTTGTAAAGTTGTCTAATAAAATTATATCATTAGGGGATATACCATGAGCCGTTGAAAAAGTTAACGTTACTGTTGGTGATCCGTTGGTCGTGCTAAACGCACTGGTAAGCGTTGTCGTTGTTTTAATAGGGTGTATGTCATAAAATACGTTACCAGAAAAAGCGTACAGTATTCTGTTAGTGCCAATAATCGCATATCTTCTACCTGCCGTATTTACAAAATGATGTAAACCTCTACCGGCACCTGTCAATTCATTAGAATTAAGCGCCCCTAGCTGATTCCAGCCACCTATTTTTTCAGGTATACCATATCTAAATCTAACATTATCACAATCGGTCCATTGTCCCTCTGCTCCAGTTTCTGTGATTTGTTTATTAATTCCAGGTTGAAACCCTATTTTTTGTAGCATAATAACCCATTATATACTATAATTTACTCCAATCCAACTTTAAAGGAGCGCCTAGAAAAGGCCTTCCATCAAACATATACTTGTCTCCATAAGGTCCGTCAAGATCATTATAATGTAAAAAAGCTTGGCAACACTCTTCTCCTTTAAAAGGGGTTCTCCAATGAACTATTTCCATACCACGATAAACTGCTAGGTCACCTTTTTTTAAAAGTATCTTAACTTTCTTTTTTTTATTATGAACATCTTGAACATATATTTCCCAAGGATCGCCACCTAAAGCCACCGTAACAGAAATCTCACAAGCTTTTCTATCTATATGTTTACGAAGATCATTTCCTGTTTTGTATACTCTACCATAAGAATATGTTGGCACTAGTCTAAGTTTAGTTGCTTTTTCTATTATAGGCCTTGTTTTATCTAAAAACATATCTAACCCAATTGAGCCATACAAAGCATACGTATCTACTTGTGGGTCTGTTCGCACCCCTAGATTATTTAAATTACCAAAAAATTCTTTGTCGCTTTTTACATACTGAAAATATTGTTTTTTAAACAATAAATAATTATATAAAAATTCACACATTTCTGAAGAAACAGCTTTTCTAACAATAATATATTTATTTTTTTTAAACGTCATATATGTGTTTTTTTAAAAATTTATATAAACTAAGTTCATCTTTAACAACAAAATCCCATTTTACTTTTCTATTAGTTAAATGATCTGATATACCTTTCCAAGTTTTTTTCCATTTGTCCATATCATTATCTAAGTTACCTTTAACTAATGAAACAATATTTGTAGGAGCCCAATTCATTCCAGCAGCGATTGAGTGTATTCCTCCTTGTAAACCAACAAAACGATACTGCTCATTTTTATCTATAGCATAGTTTAAAAATCCTGCGTGGCCTTCATACAACAAATTAATTACTTTATCTGACCACTGTTTGTTAAAATTTGCTTTCCAATAATTTGTATCTTGCCTGTGTGATAAAGCATAGTGCATAGCTACAAAATCTGCAAACCCATAAAAAATAGTTTTACAGGCGTTTGTGTACACATCTTTGTCCCATTGAGATACTGGTCCTCGATCCAATGTTCTAACTAAATGATGTAAAAATTCATGAACTGAAAATAAACCATTACTTTCTAACGGTTCGATAAAACCTGCCGATAGACCAATAGCACAAACATTTTTAACCCACAGTCTATTATGAATTCCAACTCTCATTTTAATTTTTCTAAAATCTAATTCTTTTGTTTTTAAATGCTTTTGAAATTGTTTTAGTGCTGTATCATCATCTACAAATTTACTAGAATAAACGTAGCCACTTCCAATTCTGCTCCACAAAGGTATTCTCCACACCCAACCATTTTCAATAGCTGTACAATTAGTATAGCCTACTAATTCTTCTTCTTTGTTTTTATAAGGGATACGTGTTGCCCAAGCAGAATCATTTGGTAAAAGATTAGTCATGTCATTAAATTTTTCTTTTAAAGTTTTATCTAAAAGTAATGATTTAAATCCAGTGCAATCAATAAATAAATCAGCCTTGTATTTTTTATTTAAACTTTTAATACCATCATCATCTTGTTCAATAGTATTAATATCTTCTTTAATATGTTTGACTCCTTTAGGTATGCATGCATTATCTCTTAACCAAATACCAAATTTAGTTGCATCAAAATGAAATGCGGTGTGTTTATGAAACTCAAATGATAGATCATTTTTTTCATTTAAAAAACATTTGTTTTGATTAACTAAAGACATTTGAGAGTAGGTACAATCAGCAAAATCAGAAGATGGAGTTTTAGGATATAACATTTTTTTAAACCACCAATCATTTAATAAAGATTGATTTCCATCAACTACAGGATCTCCAAACGGATAATGAAATGCCTCACCTTTTTTATAAAAATCTGTAAACTTAATACTTAATTTATAAGATGCATCACACGCTTTCATAAACTCTGAATCTTTAATACCAACCATAGCTTGCCATCCTCTTATGGCACCTAGTGTGCTTTCACCAACACCCACTGTAGAAATAGTTGGACTTTCTATAAGAGATATATCTTTTTTAGGAAAAAATTTTATAAGGGTGGTTGCGGTCATCCAACCAGCAGATCCTCCACCGACAATTATAATTTTTTTAATAGCCATTATGAATCCTGTCTAAATATCCTTTTATAGTTATAGCATCTTTGGTTTCTGTCTTAATTTGATTTAAATATTTTACACGCATTTGTTTATGAAGTGAAGCAGAATATAAAGAAATTTCTTTAGCTATATTTTTACGATTAAAATGATTAATGCCCTCTAAAACATATATGTGATTAATCTCATGAAAATTTAAATAACGACTTTGAAAATCTTGAGTAATAGGTAATCTTCTTTTCCAAGTATTTAATTTTTCTTGGAAATCATCAGAAAAAGTTATTCTTTCATTTTTCCAAAACGAAGTATTTTTACCTTTTGCTAAATAATGAAGAGCTACAAAGTTACGAATATTCCAACTTGTAATCTGCCAATGTTTATTAAAAGTATCAATTTCTTTTTCTGTATAATTACTTATATAATTACAAAAACAAAACGTTTGTTGAACAGATGCCCCTATCGCACTAGCCCCAAGTGGTTCTGCAAACAAAGCACTCAAACCTATAGCCATGCAATTTTTTATCCATGGTTTTTCTAAATAGCCATCATTAAACTTAATAAATTTTTCTATCTTAATAGGATGACCCAATAGTTTTTCTACCTCTTGTTGTGCTTTTTCTCTGGTAATATAATTCGAATTATATATGTAACCGTTACCGGATCTATTATAAGTTGGTATTCTCCAAAGCCAACCAGCGTTCATGGCTTGTGCCAAGGTCCATGGATTATAATTATTTTCATCGTTTGTATTAAAAGCCATTCCTTCATTCATAAGAAGGTTAAAAGGTTTCCATTTACTACCTAGTTTAGATATTAAAAGTTTTTTAAATCCAGTGCAGTCAAAATAAAAATCTGCTTTGTATGTTTTTTTAAGTCCTTTTAAAGATTCAATCTTATCGGTATGGACAACATCAACAATTTCATCATCTATTACTTTAATATTTCGTTCTTTACATTTCTTAATTAAGAATTGATTTAATTTGTAAGTATTAAAATGATATAAATTACAACGAACATTTTTACTCATTAAATTCTTTTTAAGAAAAGGAGACATAATCTCGTTAAAAGAAATCTTATTAGCAATGCAATAAGCATAAAAAAGATCATACTGCCCCATGGTAAAACGATGGTCATTGTCTACAAAATGTAAATATGGTTTAGGAGTCCAGTCTCTAAACATAATTCCAAATTTAAATGTTGCATCTGCTTCCCTAATTAAATCTTCAGGTTTAATATTACAAACAGACATGAACTCACTCCAATGTTCTGAAGTTCCCTCTCCCACACCAACGATTCCAAGACGGTCAGATTTAATAATTTTTATATCTATTTTTTCAAAACGCGCTCTTAATATTAAAGCTGCAGCTAATCCAGATGTTCCTCCTCCTGCAATAATTATTTTTTTTACGTTCATATTTAATGTTTAAACACAGAATTAAATGCTATTACAGTTTTTCTATTATTAGCGACAGGCTTTGACCTATGCACTAAAAAACCTGGAAAGGTTATTACCTGACCTTCTTTAGCTTTATATTCTATAATTTTCTTTTCTCCTGATTTAATTTCTGTTTTTTCTTTAGCACTATTTAATTCTAAAAAATAAACATTGGTGTAATTACTATACTCATGATTATGCCACTCATGAAAAGAAAATTCAGTATATTGTTGAAACCAAGCATTAGCTATTTCCCACTTTGACGCTTCAAAATATTTCATTTGTTTATCCATAATAGGAGTTATTACATTCTTATAAAAATAATCTAAGTATTCTCTTTTAAAATCTGATGGTATATTCCAATCTGTTTTAGATACCGAACTAAAAGATTTATTGGGCATTTTTTTTATTAAATTTAATAATTTCTTTTTGTGTTTTTTATGATTAGGAACATCACAAATAAACATAGCACAAGGAATTGTTTTTATCTCCATGGCTCTCCTAAGTGCCACATTGGCATACTATATCTAGTGCCTTTGGTAACAGGTCTAACTCTGTGTTTAACAAAAGAGGGAAACACAATAAGAGATCCTTTTGTATTAATTTCAGTAATAATTCTTTTTCCCTCAGAACCACCATTACTAAAATCCATTTCAAACTCTCCCCCTTCAAAATCTTTTCCTGGTTGAGACAACAATAAAACAGAACTTAATTTTCTAATTTTACCCGCAAAATCTTTTCCTGCGTTACTTTTATAAGGTTCTGCCCAACTGTCCATATGCCAATCATAAAACTGTCCTTTTTTATATTCAGTAAATTGAGCATTTTCATTCCAATCCCATTGAAAATTCCAACCAGCATTATGGTTTGCTGCTGTAATCGCAGGGTTAATAGTTTCATATATCCATTTTTCTTGTAACCAATTAACTTTTGAATTTCTTTGTTTTTTTAATTGCATCAGTTCTTTCTTGGATAACGGATTTTTTTTTAGATTCCTGTTAAAACCTTGGTTCCCAGTTATTGCAGTGTGTTTTTTATTTTTATTTCCTAGTTTTAAAATTTTATCAATAAAAGATTTAGGAAATGGATTTTTAAAATACCAATAAAAATTTTTAAGATTCATATTTTTTTAATTTTTCTTTTAAATCATTAATCTCTTGATTTAATGCAACATGTTTTTTAGTTGCCATATTTAATTGATGATGAATATGTTCGTACGTATTGTTTTTATGATTTACTGTAAAATTTTTTTTTAACTTTTGATGAAGCATATTAGTTAAAGGATCTAAATGTAAACCTTCATATGCATACGGCCGACAAATTGGACAATTACAAACATAATGTGCTTCAAATTCTAAATACGGTTTAGGTCCCTTATAAGGTTCTCTCCACATTTCATAACCACTACCATCATAAATAAAAGCTTCATTACATTTTAATTCTTGTTCATAAGTTTCATTAGTGCGGACATCTCTAAAATAAGTTGTCCAATTATTTTCTTCAAATAAATTTACTAACACAGTTATATCATGTTTTATGGGTTGCAAGTGTTTAGTAACTTTAGCATCTGGCATATAAGAATTTAAACTAGAATAATGAGGCATTATAAATCTATCATAATTTTCTTTAACAACATTTAATCTTTTTGTTGCAAGGTACTGACTAACTAAAGTTTGCTTCCACATTTTTTTAAGATTAGTAGGGTATTGATCTCTTGGCACTCTTGCTTGTAAAAAATCAATATGACGTATTAATCCTGAGGCGTCATTAGGTTCAAAAAAATTTTTAACTTTTTCTATCATTGTAAAGATTTTGTTATTACATCCATGTTTCCTGAAATGCTAACTCTAGTACATTTTGTAGTAAAAGGATAGACTTGATGTTTTAAGTAAGAAGGGAACATTAACATTAGATTATTTTCAGGGATAAATTCTGCTTGAGTTATTCCTCTTCGAATATCCACGTCACCATATGAAAATAAAATACAACCAGGACCTGCACAATTAGTTTGTTTTATTCTTTTTTTAATTTCATTTTTTAATTTTGTTGGCACATCACAATAAATAACAAAAGAATAATCTCCGGAATGTATATGTTGTGGGTTATATTCATTTTGTTGTTGATAATTAATCCACAAGTTTAATGGTTTCCATTCTACACAATTTATTTGCCAATGTTTTTTTTGAGCATGAAAATAACTTTCAAAGTAAGGTGTTAATTTTTTCCAAATTATTTTAGCTGTTTTTTTATCAAATAAAAATTCTTTTTTTATTTGTCCGGCTAAATGAGCTCTAAAACTAAATTTTTGTTCTTTTCCTTTTTCTAAAATATATTTAGAAAGGTTTGAATTGATTTTACTTGTCCATAAAAAAGGTCCAAAATATTTAAAATAGTATTGTATCTCTACATCTTTCATGCTAGAAATTCATATAAAATAAAATAATAAAAATGTCAATATGAAAGAATACTTATTTACCATTCCTTATTGGAGTTTTGATTTAAGTCAAGATTGGAAAAAAAACAAATTAATTTTAAAAAGATTAATTAAAAAATATCCATACAGCCGAAGCACGTGTTTTTATTCTAATAAAGATAAAACGGATGAAATTTTTAACAACACTCTGTTATCTTTAATTAAAAAACCTCTAGAACAGGTTAGCAAAGAAATTAATCAGTCCCTTGTATTACGTAAAGCTTGGTCCTGTTATTACAAAAAAGGCGATTCGATAATTGTTCACAAACACAGTAATGAAGGTTTGAGTGGTATTTTATATTTAAACTATAATGAGAAAAAAAATTCAAAAACTATTTATCAACAACCCTTTCAAAGTTTTTGGAATGATCAAAGTTTTTTTATTGTCCCTCCTGTCAAAGAAGGAACATTAGTTATAGTCCCTAGTTTTATTGAACATTTTACTCTACCTGAAAAAACAGATAAAATTAAAGAAATAATTAGTTTTGATTTAAAACTTAATTAGCGTCCCAAGAAGATGTATTTGGATTCCAAACTAAATCTACAGAATACCATTCTAAATTAGATTCATCCCAAAATATTGGAGGAGATTCTCCATCTATTTCTGGCGGATTTTGACTAGGGTAAGCAACAGGTGCTTCCCATTGCCAAGTTGAAGTATTCAGAGTCCATGACTCATATGGTTTAGCATCTATAAAAACATTATTTGTTGGATCCCACGTAGATCCAATCTGTGCTGCATTCGCTTTAAAACTTCCATCTTTGCTGTATTCAATCCATTGTTCTGCAGGCCATTTTTGAGATTGTTGTAAAAAGTTTTGACCCTCTGCTTCTGTAGGGGCATCTTCATCTGAAACTACTACAACGTTTAATACGATATTGTCATTTCCTAATTGTGCAAAATATTTCATAATAATTATTGGAATTTGTATCTAATGATTACAACACCAGGTCCTCCAGTTGATCCTCCGCCGCCACCGCCGCCGCCAAGGTTAGTTCCGCCATCTACTCCAGGTACAGCAGGTACAGGTCTTCCGTCTCCTCCGCCTCCAGATCCGCCAGTTCCACCACCGCCGGTTCCGCCGCCACCGCCGCCACCAGCGTAATTTACACCTGATCCAGTAATGCTGCTTGGTGCTCCAGCACCACCAGCACCATGATTAGGTGAACCAGCACCACCAGCACCACCACCACCGCCTGAGCCGTGAGGAGGGTGAGGGTGACCATTGCCACCAGGGTTTCCTTGAGAGGGACTTACAGGAGGTGTATTACCTGCTCCTCCAGTAGAACCACTAGTAAAATATCCTGCACCACCGCCAGATCCACCTACGTTTCCAGCTCTTGGTCCGTTAGATACTCCGCCGCCACCGCCGGTGCTTGTAATAGTTGAAAAAACTGAGTCACCACCTTTATTAGAATTAGTATTTCCTCCGCCATCTGGTCCAGTTCCACCAGCTCCAATGGTAACAGTAATATCACCATCTGCAACTGTAAGGGCATCAGTAGCTGCTAAAGGGTCGCCTGGATAATTTGTTCTCATTCCGCCAGCTCCGCCGCCAGCTCCATGAGGAGCATCGCTTCCACCGCCTCCACCAACTACCAGATATCTTACCTTATCGCCATCTGTTGAGTCTGTTCCTGTTGTTACTGTAAAAGTTCCTGAGGAATTAAAAGTATGTATCTTATCATTACCTGAAGTTGTTACCGTACCACCGGTTGCCTCCATAAATTCAGGTCTGCCACCTCCTGCTCCGAAACCTAATATTCTATATCCAAAAGACATATTTTATATTCCTTATGCGTCGTTAGCAGCATCTGTAGTGAAAAATATTTTTACTCCTAGTAATTTAGCATCTGCTGTTAAAGAGTCCTCAGATACATCTCTAGCTATTTGAAAAAACACTTGTTCATCTGTGCTAGGGGACCCAGCTATAGTAACTGCTCCACTTTCTGCTGTAACGTCTAAATCGTTTGCTGTACCACTGTGTGCTTTTGCTGTAGGTGCAACTGCTGTTCCAAAAGCAGTATTGCAAGAATCATTATCTGCTATAGCAACACCAGATAAAGCCCAAGACACAGTTCCTGTGTTTGTTGAGTCAGCTGTAAAAAATGCTTGAAAAGTTATTGTGCCTTCGTTCCAAGATTTTGGAAAAGCAATAGCAAATTGACCATTCTCATCAGAGTCTTTGTCAAAATCTAAAGTTTTAATCTCAGGTCCATTCGATAATTCTACTTGACCAGCTTCTGCTCCGTTAGTAGTGTTAGGATACATAGCAACCGCTGGGACCCAAATAGTCTCTTTTCCTGCAACTTTGACTGCCGCTGATCCTGTTTTAAGAGCTCCTGTTCCTTTAGGATTAATATTTATATCAACATTAGTTTCTCCTGTTGCTGATAAAATTGGACCGTTTCCAGTTGCTGCGTTAGCTAAAGTAAATTCATTAACTGCCGAGCTTGTTGCAGTAAGATTAAGTAATTCATTTCCGTTTGTATCTGAAATTTTTGTTCCTATTGCGGGACTAGTTAAAGTTTTATTTGTTAAAGTTTGTGTTCCAGTTGTTGTAACATCTCCATCTCCAAAAGCTAAAGTTATGATATCCGGATTAGTTCCATCGTTAGCTGATGCAAAAACTAATTGGTCACCTTTGTCTGTAGCTGAAAAAGTAAATGAATCTCCTGACCCAGTTATATATTTAAATTGTACTGTGTAAGCTCCAGAACTAGAATTTCTTAAAATATAAAAAGTTTGAACATCTAAAGGTATTGTAACAACTGCATTACCACTTAATGATCCGGTAAACTCTATCATTCTGTGAGATAAAACTGCACCAGTCGATCCATCTGAAACAGATAAATCAACTGTTCCACCACTTGTTAATGCTTGTTGTGTAAATCCACCAGAAATTTGTTCTATAATTTGTAAATTAGTATTAGTCTTCGTCCCCCATGTACCGGCGTTTTCACCAGTTGCCTGAAGTTCTACCCCTAAAGGTGTAAATGTTGATGCCATAATTTTTATCTCCTATTACGCTGCTACGTCTGTATAACTTGTATTAGAACCTGTGTCAATAGCTTGATATGCTTGAATTCCAAAGCCTGAAGCTGTTCCAAATCCAGCTACAGAAACAGTTGCAGATTGACCTGTTAAACCCATTACATCTGCAGGTGCAATTGATCCAACAGAAGATGTAAATGAAACTCCTGTTAATCCCATTACATCAGCAGGTAAAATTGATCCAACAGATGAAGTTGTAGATTGACCCGTTAAATCTATAACAGGACTTGATCCAATAGCAATACTACCAACGTTAAAAGATGCTGATACTCCTGTTAATCCCATCACATCAGAAGGGGATAAAGAACCAACACTTGAAGTAGAAGCTTGACCAGTTAATCCAACAATTTCTTGTGTAGGATCTAAACTTCCTACAGATACAGTCGCTGAAACTCCTGTTAAAGAAAATTCTGCATTACTAATTATTGTAGGAGAACCAACACTACCTGTTGCCGATACTCCTGTTAATCCCATTACATCAGCAGGATTTAAAGTAAACATACCCCAACCGTTATCTCCCCAAGATGCATTACCCCAACCATTAGCACCTGAGTTTGACGTAATTGCATCAGGAGCAGTTAGTTCTACCGTAAAACTTGATTCACCCCAAGACTCTGCATTCCAAGTATCTCTACCCCAACCTTGTTCAGGAAAAGGAATTAAATCTCCAACAGAGGAGGTTATTGATTGACCAGTTAGAAATACCGTTTCATCACTAAGTTCACCCCACTCACCATCGTTCCATGCTTTTGCACCCCAACCCGTTGTAAAAGCTTCACTTATTCCCCATAAATTTGCACCCCAAGTTCCTGCTCCCCAAAAATCAACATTAGGTGTGTTTGCTTGTCCACCCATGGCAGGATGACTAGAACAATAATAATATAAAGTTGGTGCATCAGCAGCTACCTCTATTTGTGTGTAAGCTCCAGATGATCCTGGAGTTCCGTTGGTAGTTACATTAGTGGTATACTCACTTCCTCCGGAGTGTGTACCGTCAGATGTTGTAGAAAGTCTTAAAGGATGTGTGCTATTTGATGAATCAGATTGATCAAATCTAAAAGTTGCACCTTCAACTAATTCTAAGGTAGCTTGTTGTACACCGTCAATAAAATATTTATTTCCGGAACCGGTGCTTACCACCGTTACTGTAAAGGTTCTAGTAACGGACATACCGCGTTACTCCTTTACGCTAATCTTATGATCGCGTTGCTTGCGTCTGGTGTAGGAAATTGAATTGTAAAAGTTCCGGATGTTACAGTTTTATCGCCACCAAATGCTACAACCACACATGCAGGATCTCCTGAAGCTGAATCGTTGTATATTAAACAACCGTTTGCAGTAAAACTTGCACTTGTATAACTAACATCAGTAAAATCACAAACTGCTGTTGTGCTGTCAGCAACCGGATCGCTACTTGTAAGTGTTGCGCCTGCAGCTGTGTACCCTGTTCCGGATATTTCGTTAGAAGTTGAATATGCTGTTGTGGAAGCTCCTAAAGATGCTGAACTTGTATAAAGAGCTATTTTAAAAGTGTTTCCACCTGATGCGCTAAAATTATGAACTCCTTTTAAAAGTTCAACTTTAAAACTTGTGCAAACTGCCGATGTTATTGCCATAATTTATCTCCTATTAAGGTGAAGTTGATTCGATTTTAAATCTGACGGTTCCATCAGTATAATCATCTCGTCTTCTTCGACCAGTTTGCTCAATTGCAAACTTCTGTACCTCTTGTTTATATTTATTTTCATATAATGTCAACATATCTATCGGACCTTTTAAGAAACTATATGCCTCCGACAGACAGCAATATAATAGGCCATTAGGAAAGTTAAGACTTATATAATTAGTATCATTGTTCTCTAATAAAGCTGGGGCTGCATTAAAATGAACCCTAAATTTGTAAGTTGTATCAGGGACAGGAGCAAACATCATTCTACCAGATGTAGTATCAGACTCTCCTGTACCACCACCAAACATAGCATAATATTTTGGTTGACCTCTTTTTGCTGATTCTGTTGATGATATATATTCTTGTAAGTAAGTGACATCTTTTTTTTCTAACCAGACATTGGGTCCAGTTATAGCTGAAGTAGAGTCATAAACCTGTATACCTCTAATAAAAACAGCACCTGCTGGAGCATTAATTGTTTCTTGACCAGTAACTAAATTACCTGATTGTTGTTTTCTATCTGCATCTATAGGAACATCTCTAAATATTCTATATTGTGCATTTAGTATTATGTTCTCTAAAACAGAGTCTGACAAAACAGTAGAGTCTGTTTCAGTGTAACTTCTTATTTGTGTTTTTAATCCTGATGCACTTAATCCTGCCATTATGCTGTTACGGTGACTGGCCCTGCTGAAGCTATGTCACCTCCTCCTTTTAATGTTTCTGAAGCTGTAACTCCAGAATTAAACGTATAAGTATTATCACTAACTTTAGTAATTGTATACCCTCCAGATGCATTAATTGTTGCTGCTGGTAAATTAGCAACGTTTGAAGCGTCTCTAAATCTAACAGTGTCACTTGTTGATCTACCATGATCTGGTTCTTTAACTGTTACAGTTGTTGACCCATTTGTAATAGTAAAAGGATTTGAAGGTAAAAGATTAGGCACAGCCGTTTCTGTTCTATCAACCCTAACATTTCTTATTGCTATTCCATCAGCACTGGATGGTCTAGGTTCTAATTGTGGTTGTTTAGGTTCAAATTCAGATACGTGCACGATAGATCCATTCCATTCTCTAACCATTTCTCTATATGGAAACTCTAAACCAGATCTATCTGATATTGCTTTTGCATATTTTCCTGTTGCGTATTTTGGCATTATGCTCCTGGGTAATAAACTTTTGGTGTAATATAAGTGCTAGATGCTGAGCCATCTTCAGATAAAGCTCTAGCTAATTCGTCTTCATAAAATAATTTCATAGCTTGTAATCTTTCAGGTGCATATTTTTGTGCTAAATAATATGCAAGTCCTGCTGTCATACAAGGCACAAATCTAAATGGCACGTCTGTTGCATTTGTATAATCTCCTGCATCTTGAATTCTTTTTATGTAATAGAAATGCATATCTTTAGATGCATTTGTTGAATCGGGTGTTGGATACACTTGAATGCTAACATGATCTATAAATCTTTGTACAAAGTATTGATTGGGTGTGCCTTTTGAAAGTTTATTTGAAAAACCTGCATAAGTGGATCTATCCACTTTTGTCATTGGCGAGTCTGATTGTGTAGTTTGAGTTCTATTAGATCTTAATTGTGCTTCAAGAACATCGGAAATACCATAAATACCATTTGGATTTGATGTTGCACTTGTGCCATCAGAACTAGCTCTAAAAAATTTGTACTCTGCTTGTCCTTCAATTAAATCTAAATCAAGTTCACCTATTTCCCAATAGTGAATACCTCTATTGCCCCATTCTTGAAATAAAATATTAAGAGATCTTCTTGCAGATTTAAGTTGATAACCTGCAACATTTCTTAAGCCTATACGTTCAAAAGCATCCTCTATTATCTCATCAATAGCAAAAGTTTTATCAAACGTTGTTGTTCCAGAGGTAGTATTAGCCATTTAAACTCCTAGCCAGTGTAACCAATAGTAACAGATGTAGTATTTGTTATTGTAGCATGTAAAGTTGTTTCAAATCTAATACCATTTCCAGGCATGTAAATATCTAAACCTTCTGTGCCAAAATCAGCTTCAAACACTTTATCTCCACTGCCATCACTACTGTTTCTTAAAATTAGTTTAGAACTAGCCACTCCTTCACACTGAATGTAAGTAACTCTACATGGACCCATGTTAGTAGATCCACCAGAAATAGTTTTTACCTGTCCTGTACTAGTTATTGTAGTAAACTTCTGATCTGAACTCATATTTTTCTCCTTAAAATTTAAGCATGGGGCCGAAGCCCCACACTAAATTAATTATTAACTTACGGCTGCACTAAAAGGTGTAGCTGCATCACCAGTGCCACCAGTGTTCACTTGAACACCCCATCTATTTGCACCGATTGCTTTGCAAGTTATGATTGTTCCAGCTAGTCCACCTGTTGTACTACCGTTTAAAGTAATAGTATCAGATGCTGCCGCAGTCATAAAACCTTCAGCATTGTCGTTTGTATCCGTATCAACGATGATTGCATTACCAGTCATCGTGTCATTAGCGTTAGCAACTTGTAAAATAAAGTCACCAGTTTTAGTTGTTCCAATGTATATCTCAAAAGAAGCACCTAAATTGTTCGCTGAGTTTGGATCGTTACCTGGTCCTGCAACACCTGAATCAGATGATGAGTTAATCGCAGGTAAAGTCAAAGTAGCTGCACCAGCAACATTGTGGTACAACATTCTACCAGCATGTGAATCAACAGTTAAAGAAGTTGCACCGGCTGCAATTGATACAGAGTTTCCAGTTCCAACACCTTGAAAACCATTAATAGATTTTACTGGTCCTTGAAATGTAGTTTTTGCCATAATTATATCCTCCTAGTTTTCCGAATACTGTCTCTAGGCCGTCGACTATACGCGTCAGTATTCTAATTAATTGTATAGTAATAAAACTATATACTACATTTTAGTAGAGCGCAAGAGAGCCTGTGATGTGAATTAAATTTATTCAACGATGTAGCTTTTTACTAAGTAGCTACTGAAACTTGAGGAGCCGCATCATCTATTTTATTTTGTGCATTAGCTTTTTCTGCTTCTGCAAGTTTGATCTGGCTAATTACTTCTCTGACTTTTCTGTCAATCTTAACCATATCGAGAGTATATTTACCCTCTTTCAGATGCTCCTGCTCCCATTGAAGATCTAGTCCCTTCTTCTTTGTGTAAAGGGTCTCCAGTTGTTGCATTATCGCCTCCATTTATAACCTCCTCATAGGTTATTCTGTTTACCCTTGGATCATGCATTTCTCCAAGAGACTCCCATTTTATATCAGATTTTCCCAATCTGTCAATGATAGCATTTTCTATATCTATGGGACCGTCTAAAGACTCAATAATAAAATCTGTTTTTAGTTGATATGCGAATATTTGTACTCTGAATTTTTTCATTTTCTCACCGTTAATGATAAATGGGGCCGTTTTTAGGCGGCCCCATAAAATTTAATTATTACGCACCTTCAACGCCGAAGATACCTCTAGGGTCAGATACACCAAATGAGTATCTTTCTCTAGCTTTGTATCTTACGTTTCCAGTATCGAAGTCACCTTCCATTGCAGTTGTTAATGGAGCTCTTGTGAACATTTTCATTCCGTTTGGAATGTCTGTGATGATATAGAACGCGTCAGTATCAGTTAGGTAATTGTTCACTCTATAACCTTGAGGAACCATACCCATAGATACGATTGCATTAATATCATTGTCAGCTGTTCCAGTTCTACCTTGAGATTTCATCAATCTCTCAGCTGTAAACTGAAGCTCAGAAGGAATGATCATTTTCACTCCTCTTGCTGCAACTCTTAGACCTCTCTCGTCAGTCATCGCTGCAATGTCAATCATTGACTGCTCTAATGACGTTTCGTTAAGATCCGCCTGCGTAGACAAAGTATTTTTAAAAGTACCTGCTATCGTAGGGTGAGAGGCGTTAAACAAGCTAACACCGTCGCCTGAATCAAAGTTATCCGTTGAAGGAAGACCTTGAATTAAAGGCTCTACAGCTTTTACTTGTTTTGCATTGCTCATAGATCTTGCTAAAGCTTTTGTATATCTAGAAGCTAATCTATCGTAGAGGTTGTCTTCGATAGCTTCTTCTGTAATAGCAAATGCTAAAGCTACTGTCTCGTGAGAGTATCTAGCAGTGAAAGTTTCTTGTGCATCATCAAATGATACTCCAGCACCTTCACCTTTTACTTGTGCGTTACCGAATCCTGATAACATAACTTCCTCTTCGAAAGCTCTGTCAGAAGACTCGTTAGTATAAATCTCAGCATGCTGATTTTCATACCTTTTATATTCCAGGCCAAATAAAGCATTTAAACCTGGCTCTAGTTCTTTAACTAGTTGTGATCGTGATATCGCCATGATCTATTCTCCTTATATTCCCGTAGCCAATGATCCAACAGTGTATTGGTGTAAATTCACCTTTACTACTAATGAACAGTTAGCTGCCGTTTGGTCTTGGTTTTCAGGGTCTTCAGCTACTCTAACTACTCTCAATTGTTTAGCAGTTGTTGCTCCAGTTGAGATTCCTAGTTGAACAGATGATTTTCCTGTTGTTGTACTACCTGCTGCAGCAGTTGTTGCATAAGTTAAACCAATTTTTGATTTTCTTAGCGCCAACGTACCACCTAAAGTAGCGTCTGATGCAATGATGTATTCTTGAAAAGGGTCATCATTAACAAACGCAGTGACGTCTTCGCTATTCGCTGGAGTTGTCGCTGCTGGGTAGAAGTTACTAAAAGTTGGTTTTAGTGTTGTAGCATCTGTAAATGTTACACCATTTAAAACACCAACCATAGTAGTTCCTGCCGCTGCAGTTACAATGTATCCACCAGTAGAAGTATTTAAGTCAACTACTACCGGTTCTCCATTGAATATAGCGTTAGTTTCACCAGCGTCGATATCGTACTTAGATTGACCTTGAATAGAAGGCGTGTTGCCTGCTCTCATAGCCGCTTTAAGTCCGAAACCCTGGCTGTTTCTATTTGCCATAGTGTTGTCTCCTTATGTACCTGCCCCGAAGGGCCTCCAGTACGAGTTGTTAATCGATGATATTTAAAATTTTACTTTTTCGTACCACCGAAGGTTACACGAGATTGCCTTTCAACATTGATAGGCATTCTACTATCTTGCTCCTTCATTAGATCGTTTTCTACGGCTTCGCTTCGATCTTTATGACGATTAGTCATATAGTCTTGTCTTTGCTTCGCAATCTCTTCGGGTACCTTCGCAAGTAGAAGGCCACCAACCCCAATCACTCCCTTGTATTTACCTTCATCAAGTACAGGATAGTCAGATGCATTTTCAACTTCTTCAGCTCTTACAAGTTCATAACCTTCTCTAATTCGTCCAGTTACGTTCTTTGTATCTTGAAAGCCAACAGTCTCTGCTCTTATCCATCTATACCTGAATCCATCAGGTGCAGGGGGTGCATCTAGAGAAGATGGGGGAACCCACACTTTAGGTCTCTCTGACTTTGTTCGTGTCTGGTTCGCACGAGAAGTTTTTGTATTATCTTTTTCCATGTTACGCTCCTTCCGTGAGTTTAATTTGTTTTGCGTACTCTTCGAGTGGCACTCCAAGTTTTTTAGCTATTGCTACCTGAGAGGAAGTGAGTCTCACAGTTTGCTTTCCTTGTCTTACAGCTGATCGTTTGACAGAAGCAACATTTTGCGTCGGTTTCGACGTTTGTGTTTCCTTTGTATCAAATTTATGCGGAAATTCAACCCTAATTCTTTTGTCAACTTCTGCATAATACTCATCTGTTTGAGGATCAAAACCTTCCCTTTCAACTAAATCTTTGTGGATTTCAAAGGCTGTAAACGTCATGGCTCTATCTTTACCAAACCATGAATTGTTACTTGCCCAGTCTTCCGCTTTAGGATCTGGTGTAGGTAAGCTTTGAGGTGTGCTTTCTGGAAGAGTGTTTGCGTCAGATAATTTAGGCGCAGACACTTCTTTAGTTGTTGTTTGTTGCTCTTTTAAAGCATTGAGTCTAGCTTCATCAATTGATAAAGCAGCGATTTTTTTCTGTGCTTCAATTTGAGCAGCAGCATCAGAATTTTCTATTGCTATTGCTAATTGTTTTTGCGCAGAGTCCAAACCATCTTTAACTCTATTTTCAAACTGCTTAACATAATCTTCGTTTACTTTTGAAAATTTTGTTTCAGTAGTTTTTCTTTTTTCTTCGATAGCTTTTGCATAATCTAAAGCAGCTTTTTCTCTTCGTTCTGCTTCTCGCATTTTACGAGTAAGTTTTGCAATACGAGATTGCACTCCTTTACTGTATTCTTCAAGCTTATCGTCTTCTTTGCCCTCTTTCTTTTCTACCTCACCACCTTCTTCTAACTTTGTTTCTCGTTCATTTTCAAATGTTTTATCTGTTTCTTTTTCTGTTTCTTTTTCCGTTGTTTTTTCTTCAACCTGGATATCAGCGATACCACCAGTCTCTTCTTGTTTTTCCTCTGGTAAATTTACATCCACGTCAGGACCTGACGTATCTATATCTACTTGAGGGTCGTCTTTTTTTATTTTATTTTCTTCTGGCATAGTTTACTCCTTCCTATGTTTAGAACTCATGCAAGATGTCCTCTGGACTATCAATTGTTGCTAACACTTCATCGTCGTTTAGCAGACGCATTTCCCCACCATCTATTTTGATTCGGCTGCCTGCATAACGAGCAAACATAACCCAATCTTTTTCTTTGCACCATGGACCTTCTGGATATCTCTCCTTATCCTTATAACATTGTGGGCCCATAGCCATAACTAAACCAACTTGAGAAGCGACTTGTTGTTTCTCTAATGTAGTTTCAGCTAATACTAATCCACCTTTAGTTTTTTCTTTCATCTTAAAAGGTAAAACTAAAAGTCTCCAACCAGTTGGTTGTGGTAATTTTGGTTCTTTTTCTGTAGGTTTTACACCAACAAGATCATTGTTTGGTGTTAATATCGATGACTGTTCCTTTTTCATTTCGCTCCTTATCTTCCAGCAGGTTAGAGAGTTCCTGTTTTGTGGCTTCTAAGCCGTTAATTTGTCCTATTATATACTTATAATTTTCCATACTGTCAATACTTCCTGATGTTACTGTTACAGATAAAGCTTGAAGTCTAGTATTTATAAATTTAATTAGACGATTTATTACGTTTTCTAATTGCATCTTTTCCTTTCTTAGCGATAGACGCAACTTGACTTTTACCCATAACTTTAGCTCGTTGTTCCATCACAGTTAATATTTGTATTTTTCTTGCAAACGGTTTGTTAACACGTTTAACTTTTGCAACAGTTGCTCTCGCATCTGCAGGTGTTGCAAATTTTATTCCGACCGTATCTTTAGGATTTTCATCCGTATACAATCTTCTTCCTGAACCTTTAGGCTTTTTTCCCGTTCCTTTTTTTGGATCCGCCATTGATAACTCCTTTTAGTGTTTTAGCTTGCGCAGCATGTGTTTTTGATGCTTTTTGCAAACCCTTCATTACTTTTTTAATTTTTTGTTTTTTTAACACTTCCATCTCCTTCTAGCCTGACGAAGACGTGAGTTAGGATCCTTTGCTGCTTTAGGAAATTTTTTCATTTGTCCTAGTGATCTTGCGCAGAATGATTTTCTACGTTTGGCAGCTTTTGATCCTGGCTTCACTTTTCCAGTCACGGCTGTTTTTAATTTAGAGCCGGGATTTAATCTTCGGTATGCTTTGACACCGGCTCGTGTCATACCTGCTCCAGACTTTGTAGATCTGAAATTTTTTTTATTCCTAGCTGGCATGGTGCCTTTAGAATAATCTTTTCTCATTAAATCATTCCCATTCTTTGTCGTTTCATCATAAAACCACCACCCATAGCTTTTTTTCTTTTTGCAAATGTTGAGACGTTTGTTGGTTTACCACCAACACCTTGAGCTTTACTTCTTTTTCTTGCAACAGCAGAACGCTTTTGCGAGTCTGTCATTTGGGCTGCTTTTGCAGCAGGAACGCATTTGGGGTATTTTCTTTTTGATCCACTTGCAGATTTTCTTCCACATGGTTTATGACCTCCACCTTTTTTCTTTGAACCAATGTCTACCCATTTTTGGTCAAACCATTTCTTTAGACCAGCCATGACATTAAGAATTCTTTCCGATAGCTTCCCTGTTCATTCCTCTTTTAGCTATCTTACAAACAGAACCACCCATTCTTAAACCTTGTCTTTTTAATTTTGCAGTAGCTTCAGTTAAACCACCACCCATCATCATTGGTTTAGTTGGTTTTATAGAACCACCCATAGCTTTTTTAGGTTTAGGTCCTTTAAAATCTTTTCTCTTTACACCAGAAGGATCTTTAATTTTTCCTGCACAAATTTTAGAAGCATAAGCGTTAGCATATGCTGACGGGTATACTGCGAATTTTCTTTTCGCTGCGGCTTTACCTCTAGGACATAATTTAGTCATTTACTTTTTCCTTACTGTTTGTTTTGCTCTTGCAAAGTTAGCTGCAGTTGGTGCACCTTTAGCACCTTTTTTACGCATTTTGCCACCACGTTTTCTTTTAGCGTGAATGTTTGCGTATAAACCTGGACGAGCCATTATTTAACTTTGCCACCTTTTTTCATAAATCCCATTTTGTTTCTAACTTGAGGTGGTAATTTAGCTAGACCTGGATTTTTTTTAGCATCAACTTTTTTTAAATTTTTTTTAGGCTTAAAAGTTTTTTCTATTTTTTTGACGTCTCCACCTTTTTTCATCATAGGTTTTTGCATCATCATTCCTCCACCCATTTTACCAGCTCTACCGCCGGACTTGAATGCAGGGACTTGTTTGTTAAATCTTTTGTTTGGCATTATTTTTTTCCTCCGTTTCTAAATATTTGTGTACCCTTTATACCAAAAATACTACCAACTACAAGGATCCATAACGACGAAAACCAGGTCGGCAGTGCTGCAAAGTGCTCAAAGAAAATTTTTACTTTATCCAACGCTACAGGATCGTCGCTGAAGACACCCCAAGCGAGCACAATGATGGGCGCCGAGAGGATTAATAAAACGAATTCGTCCTTGTAGTCGTTTTGCCTAGCCTCTAAAAGTTTTCCCTGGTAAGCTTCCTCACCTCGAGCTTGTCGTTCCGCATGCAATAGCTGTGCGTCTGACATAGCGACTTTTGCCCTCTGCTTGTTAGCGTAAATTTTACTTCCAGCAGAAACGGCTAGTTTAATTGCCGATAACCACATAATTAGTACGCTTTAGAGTTTCTTTTCTTCTCTGCTAACATTCTTTTCTGACCGCCAACTGGCATTTCAGGCTTTCCTGTAGCAATATAGTTAAAAGCTTTGTCA